ACTAAAGTCCATTGCTTTATACTTGAGGTAAGGAGAGATTAACTCTAAATCCTTATCTTCAAATAAACGGTTGTGAACAGTAGCTTGGTAACGTAGCAATCCTGTGTTAGGGTCTACAGTGTCCCCTTGACGAACTTGGAATACGCCTAAGTCAGTATCAGTAGCGTTGTCTACTTTAACAATAGTAGCTTGTAAGGTAGTACCAGCACGAACATCAACAGGGTGATCGAAGAACCACTCAATCACGTCGCCGGGATAAATATTAGCACCAGCAGAAGAGCGTGCCGCCGAACGGGGCAACTCTTGCATATATACCTGTCTACCGTTAATAACGATACGGTACTCTAGCCTTACTTCTGGACTAACCGCTTCAGCCGCAGTAGTAGTAATACCAAGACCAGAGATGTTAATACCAAAGTAGTTAGGCCCATCGTACCCTACAGCAGTAAGAGGGTTAGGAGCGCCACCGAGAGGCAAAGAGAACATGTCAGTATAGACACGACCACTTGGAGGGATAAACCCTGTGCTGTCTCTGTTAGCTGTGATAGACTGGTCTTTTAGACCGCCCCACATAGGGAAGAAGTTAATGTCACTCGATAGGTTAGTGAAGTAAATGTTCTCTGAACCAGAAGACATCTTGTGCTGTTCACCAAGGTACAAGGAGTTAAGAGTTGTTTCGATAGCTTTAGTAGAAACAAGTCTACGGGTGATGCCATCGTATTCCCAGTGAGAAAGGAACTCTGATTGTTCTGCTGTTAAGCCTAGTCCGGTACCAGTAATCTCTGTTTGATTCTGGTTAGGTACCATTCCGGGCGAGTTATAAGTAGTAGTCATTTATGCTCCCCTTAAATTGATATGGCACAAATGACAGCCGCGCCGCTTGTGTTAGTTACGTTTACTCTGAACTCAGCCGCAGTTGTAACTTCTTGAAGAATGTTAGCGCCAGTAGTAGTTAGGATATCTACGAAGTCCATAGAGGCATCAATGCGTCCCTGAAGAACAACAGTGTCTCCAGAGTTTATTTTAGCTTGGAAAACGCAAGTGCGGTTATCTACGCTGTCCCGGTCTATTGGTGAACTAACGTATGACGCAGTGTTAGTCGGTGTTTCAAATACTTTGAATTTATTAGACATTGCTGTCTCCTGTAAAATTAGTGTTTGTTAAAGTAAAACGGTGCCATTAGACACCGCATACTTAGTTTAGGTTACTTAAGTTACTACGTTTAATCATCTGTTAAATTAGCTAAGTTTCCAAGTTTTACTCGCATTACTCCATTGTTAAATACTTTAAGACAATCACTATAAAGCTTTAAGGTAGAGGTGGTTCCTCCTATATTAGTGTCTCCTATTTCTAAACGGTCGGCTGTTATAGTGCCTGTATCAATAGTTCCCCCGTCTATAGTAGTGATACTTCCTCCATTTTCTTCGAATGCACCTGTACCTGAGTTAAACGTGACTACTCCAGAAAAGCTGGTATGCTCAACGACACTACTAAAGTTAACAGTTATAGAGCTACTGCCTGCGGTAGTTTCTGTACCGTAATACCTAGCCGACCAAAAAGTGTTAGCAGAAGAAGCATCCTGCGTTCTAGGTTCGTTTGTCCATTTGTCTACTGCGTTTAAAGTACCAGTAGCTCCAACAAAAGTACTACTTCCAAAAAGCTTACCTGCTGCAATATTGTAAGTACTTGTCCCTGATAAAGAGGGGGCTATTGAAGGCGATACAGATTTTTCAAAGTATACGTACCCATGAACTGTCCTTAAACCATCTGGTCCTGTACCTCCGGGTCCTCCTCCTCTGGCTTTGGATAGAGTTTGTACTATGCTAAAAGGGGTGAACGCCGTCCCATCTAACTTTTTACCTACCATGTTAAAAGTAATAGTGCCTGTATCAGTAGTCATAGCAGTAGCGTCTGCTAACCTAAGAAAGTAGTTAGCCGAAGACCCCACTTGGGTACCACTGCCTCTAGTTATACCAGAGCTAGCTACAACGCTTCCGTTTCCTCCCGCGCCTACTGCAAATGTTCCAGCGGTAGTTCCTGAGTTAGCATATCTTATGGGAGTAGTGCCTTCAAATAATTGTAAGTCAGTACCACTTCCAAGGAACCCTCCGCTAACAACATTTCCTGAACTGTCCGCTGATAACGTGTGGTTTTGATTGCTTAATATGGCAACTATGTTACCTTCTCCGTCTTGTCTTTGGGCATAAACTTTAGGTGTATTCCAACTAGGGGTTACAGAAGTATCTGTAGGTCCTCCAGTCACCAAGGCTAATGATACATACACTTTGTCTCCATCTGCCAGTAAGTCTAAAGGTGTAGTAGACCAGCCAGTAGGAGGTGTTAATACTCCACTAACAAAGTTATACGAACCATTATTAGAGAAAGTAGTAGCATTTCTCCTAAACACATACAGTTCTGCTACAGCAGTCCCTTCTACTTGATAAGGAGTTCCCCAAGACCAAGTAGTGCTTCCACTGTCTAAGTTGCCATTCACTGCCCATAAAAGCGCGGTGCCTGTCGGAGCATCATCAGACCACGTAACACCTGAGCCTGTAGGTAGGACCCCCGTGCCTGTTGCTTGTGGGGTGCTATTACTACGAGTAAAGGCTACATTTACACTACCTCCCGCATCTCCATTTTCGCCTCTTGCCGCTATCAAAGTTATTACTACTTGAGTAGTGGTATCTGTGAAAAGAATTGTAGTCTTATTCCACATATAAGGTAAGAGATCGGTAATAGCGCCTGCTAAAGCAAATGTACTAGACCAAGAGCCAGTAGGGGCTGAAGTAGCACTAGTCCCTAATTGGTATTCTTCCGTTATAGTATCTATACCTTTACCGTCTTCAACATACTGAGTAACTAAACTTACTGGGCTATCTGTAGAGGTGAGATCTGACTTAGAGTTCCTATTAAAGTTCCACAAGTATTGATTAGAAGAAGTAGGGGTTTGAGGAGTTGTTAACCACCCTGAAGAGCTAGAAAGGGGGGCAGTATTACTATTAGTAAGCTTATAGTACTCTACTGTCCCTGTATAGCTTACTCCATCTTCGCCTCTTGCCGCTATCAAAGTTATTATTACTTGATTAGAGCTACCATCTGTAAAACTAGTAGTAGTTCTATTCCACATATAAGGTAAGAGATCGGTAATAGCGCCTGCACCAGTAAATGTACTAGACCAAGTGCCAGTAGGCGCTGAGGTAGGACTAGTCCCTAGTTGGTATTCTTCCGTTATAGTGTTTATACCTTTACCATCTTCAACATACTGAGTAATTAAACTTACTGGACTATTTGTAAAAGTACCATCTGACTTAGTGTTCCTATTAAAGTTCCACAAGTATTGATTAGTAGAAGTAGGGGTTTGAGGTGTTGTTGACCACCCTGTAAACCCAGTAGGTGCTGTACTACTATTAGTAAGCTGATAGTACTCTGTTGTCCCTGTATAACTTACTCCATCTGTGCCCCTTGCCGCTATTAAAGTTGTTATTACTTGAGTAGTGGTATCTGTGAAAAGGATTGTAGTCTTATTCCACATATAAGGTAAAGCAGGGGTAACAGACCCTGCACCAGCAAAGGTACTAGACCAAGTGCCAGTAGGTGCTGAAGTAGCACTAGCGCTTAATTGGTACTCTTCTGTTATAGTGTCTATACCTTTACCATCGTCACCATTTTCAACATACTGAGTAATTAAGCTTACTGGACTATTTGTAGAAGTGCCATTTGACTTAGAGTTCTCATTATAGTTCCACAAGTATTGATTAGTAGAAGTAGGGGTTTGGGGGGTTGTTGACCACCCGGAAGGCCCAGTAGTAGGGGCAGTATTACTATTAGTGAGCTTATAGTACTCTGTTGTCCCTGTGTAACTTACTCCATCTGTGCCCCTTGCCGCTATCAAAGATATTATTACTTGATTAGAGCTACCATCTGTAAAACTAGTGGTAGTTTTATTCCACATATAAGGTGACGCAGAGGTAACAGCTCCTGCACCAGCAAAGGTGCTAGACCAAGTGCCAGTAGGCGCTGAAGTAGCACTAGCGCTTAATTGGTATTCTTCTGTTATAGTGTTTATACCTCTACCATCTTCAACATACTGAGTAATTAAACTTACTGGACTATTTGTAGAAGTGCCATCTGACTTAGAGTTCTCATTATAGTTCCACAAGTATTGATTAGAAGAAGTAGGAGTTTGAGGAGTCGTTAACCACCCTGAAGCACTAGAAAGAGGTGCAGTACTACTATTAGTAAGCTTATAGTACTCTGTTGTACCTGTATAACTTACTCCGTTTTCACCTACAAACTTAACATAAACTAAGGCGTTTCCGTCCTCGTCAACTGAGGGTACTACAGTTGGCTCTTCAGTAGTCCACTTATAAAAGTTTACAAAAGTTTGAGCACCTAAAGTAAAGCTAGCATTAGTACCACTAGCATCATCAGCGTATATTGGTATCACACTTTCTTTAAGACTAATAGTTTGTACGTTTACAGGACCAACTACAACAGAAGGTGCTGACCGATTACCATTAGTAGTAATAGCTCTTACACGGTAGTACTGGTTGTTACCGGGATTGCCGGGTACATGATACAAAGTTTCATTATAGGTTTCACCGATGGTCACCCATTTGTTATCATCTGTAGCCGCGTCTTCTCTAGCCTCAACAGAAAACTTGTTTACATTATCACCGAACACATCGGAATTCCATCTAAGGAATACTCTTTGTTTTACTTCATCAATAAAGTAACCAGTAACGCTATCAGTAGCTAGGCTTGCTTCCGCTATAGCAGAGTTTGCAATAGTAGGAGGAAAAGTTTTAAAGCTAGTTATTTCTGGATAAGGGCTTGTAACTTCATCTTCAGTGTTCCAAGCTAAATCAGTAGCGTTAGTTCTTACTGCTTCAATCTTAACAGTCATGTTTTCAGTTAATTCAACACCAGTTACTAATGCGGTGTCATTACTTGAAGTAAGGGCATTAAGGGTAGAGTTAAACTTAATGTAATCACCGGGTTCTAAATTATACGCTTCAGCAAAACATTCAAACTCATAGATTACTGCTCTACGAGATTCACGGACAAATTGTTCTGCCCTTGCGCTTGCGTGATACGGGTCTGTAATTGCCCCGATAGACAAGCTAGCATTAAGGACTACTCCGTGGTCTTGTGTTAAGTAAGTATTGTGAACAGCGGAAGAAGTAGGTGGCCATGTAGCAGTGGCACTAGCAAAGTCTTCTTGCTCATTAGCATACCTTACTGTACATTGGTTTAATCTCTCTGTAGACTTTGGGTATGTTATCTTAATCATTTCATCGCGGAGAATATCATCCGTTATAATAAGAGTGTTTTCTGCTTTAGTAACAAGCTCTGCCTGTGTAGTTGGATACTCAAGCTGTAGTTTGTATTTACCTTCAGACCATACCAAGTCCGCATTACCCATAGCAAGTAGAATTTCATCTACGTTATCTCTTAGGGGTGCCGCTGGGTCTAATGTGACGTTACACTCATAAAGAGGTAGTTCGTTAACATTGTAGCCTTGACGGATAGTTACATTAGAAAGTTCTTCACTTGATACTTCACCGGAGGTAGTAAATCCCGGAGCAACTGAAGATACTACTACGTCTGCGATATCAATTTCCATTACACCTGTAACACTATTAAAAGTACCTACTGAGCCTGAAACATCTTGTGGGATAGTGTAAATTGCGTTTCCACCAGCATTAAACTGAAGCGTGTCAGTTCCAGACGCAAAATCACTGTAGACCTGTGCCATATCAGTGTTACCAATACCAAAGATAGATATCCACCCTTCTCCAGATCTAGTAAATGCTCCCATGTTTCCCGGTAGGCTTGAGTAATCGTAATTTCCATTCCCCCATACTTTGCCTTGTTTACCAATTGGACCAAGCCCTAGTGCGGGGTTAACAGTAGAGGCGCTTAAAACACTCGCATCATAGAAAGAAGGGATGTTTAATTCGTTGATTGCCAATCCCATCCCGTAGTCTGCTGTTAAATAGTCTAGCAAAATTAAAGCAGGGTTAGTTGTGTATACCTTAGTGCTTGTACGGTCATAGGTGTAAACATAGTTTCCTACGGTGCCCGTTCTTGTAATGCTAGGTACTTTTAAACCCTCAACATAGAAGGACATATCCGGGATACCATAGTACTGAGGCTCATCTCTGTCTAAGTGGAATACGCCTGTAGCATAAGCTACATCTGTAAATTTGTTACTAGTTGGCATTCCATTAGAGGAACCTAATGAGTCTACTTGTCCACCCTCATTAAAGGTGTGTATTCTTTGACCGAAGTTAAGAGAAGTATCGAACCAGTTCTGCTCATCAACCTCAATGTGCTTAACCGCGTTAATTCCCCCTTGGCATATAGCGTATTGAACAGTTAAAAACTGGTTACGCCGATGTTTAGATTTAGAGAAAGTAATTGAGCTTTGGAGTCCGGGTGCCCCGCTTTGTGCCCACTTCTTTGCTTGGGAACTCTGGGTTCCGGGAGAGGTAAACGAAGAAGAGGTTTTAGCATTAGTTACTACTGCCCCTACTTTATTTCTCCCATAAAGGATAGGTAGAGAGCGGGGTTCCCCTTTAACGGTTGCTTCAAAGCCTTTACGCTTATCTGCTTCTGCTTCCATTCTCTTTTTCATTTTCTGTTGCTTGGAGTATGTAAATACTGCCGAAACAACTGCGATAATTATTGACCAAATCATTATACTTTACCCCATTTTAGTTCAACTGCTTTAGCCGCCGCATACACAGCGTCCATGCAAGAGTCGGTAGAATCAATGTTTCGTTGAGTGTCTTTGTCTGTCATTCTATTATTAGTGCGGTCTAATGCCGCAAATGGAGATGCGCATTCTATAATCGCATCTTTAGTACCCTCTAACGGGTTGGTCTCAATGGTCATGCCATCAATTCGCCCTTTGTAAAGGATATCAAAATCAGAAATGTTACCTTCGATGCCCATTGAAACGGTTACTACAGTTCCAAGCGCGTTATTTTCGAAGTGTGCTTTGTATGTGTTATCGAAGTCCACTAATCTAATACGATACACTTCCCTATCTAAAACGGAAGTTAGCTTGGGAGGGTCAAGTTGTGTCAACCCTCCATCTGCTACATAGGTATTACCGCCAACCACTATGTCATAGGGTAGGTTGGTCAATCTAACAGTACCACCAGTGAACTCCATCTGCAATATAAGGTACGGCATAGCCAAGTCAGATGTTAATGCCGTGAGTATTGAAGTAGGAGTATTTTTCATTATAAAGCCTCTATTAAATTAATTGTACCTAACTCAGACAATACACCGTCTGTATAGGTAATTCCTTGAACGTTAGTTATGTCTCGGTAAGCACTTAGGGTTATCGCATCAGTATCTCTATAGAGTATCTGAGTTGACCCGGCTACTGAGGTTCTTAAGCTTGGGTAAATATTTAAAAAGTCACTACCATCACCTGTTACAGTTTCGGTTAATAAATAAATTTTATCGTGGTTTGAAAACTTAATAAAACGACCCTTATTAATTGTGTTGCCAAGCCCTAACCCTGATATTGCAATAGTAGAATCCCCTACTAATTGCGTACCACTAAAAGTGGTGATTGAGGATGTGCTTGTACCAGAAGAAATAGCTTCTCCTCTTACGTTGAGTTGAGGCATTTCTAAGGTTAGTTTATCATGGAAGGTAGACACCATATCAGCGAAAGTGCTAGATGCATCTGCCATTATTACTTTAAATTCCAGCTCCCATCTTTGAGCACCTTGCTTCACCCTACGGACCCTTAATGATACAGAGTCCGCAGAGAAAACAGGTTCGTTAGATGAGAGTCGGAATGGTGCCACTATTTGTTGACCTTGAAAAGTGTACGCCATTCTTTTTCTCCTTATCTATTTTGTTCACGGTTGTGTTGGTTTACGCCAGAAGCGATTGAAGGGAGCATCCCAAATATTTCTTTCTTGGTTTGTCTTGAGATGTCACCAGTGATGTTGATGTGCTGAACAGTCTGTTGGCCGTTGTTGCTTGGTCTCCCTGCTACTTCTTGCATTATTGTATTAGAAGAGCCTCGCAAGTCTACCCCTCCACCATCAGCAAAAGCAGGCATACTGCCCTGATTGATTGCTTCTAGCATTGGTCTAAACTTTTTAGTAGAGGCCGCGTTAATAACAAATTCTCCATTTGAGAGCTTTGCCATAATGCTATCACTAGTTCCTGTACCCGGCCCTCTAACAGCTCCACCATCAGCGAAACCAAAAAGACCTAATCCAGCAGATAGTAGACCACCCATACCACCGCCACCTCCGCCGCCTCCGAACATACCCATAAGGCCTTCGAATGCACCAGAAAGACCGCCAAGTAGACCATCAAAGATACCTCCCATTCCACCTAGAAGACCATCAAAGATACTGCCGAATGATCCGGTTATCCCTTTAAAAGCATCAGTGAGACCAGAGAACATACCGCCATCTTGGAACATAGCCTTAAGCCCGGAAAGCATACCGCTTCCTTCTCCTTCTTTGCCTAAGAGTTTAGAACCCGCACCTTTAAGAGACTCCTTTTCTCTATTATTAGGACCTTTGAGAGCATCTGCAATCCCTCCCATAATGCCGCCTTTACCAGAGAATGCGTCAAAGAACGCGTCTAAGAAACCTTCAGCGAAGCTAGCAATACGATCAGATAAACCTTGTTCTAGTTTACCAGTAATCATAGCCGCCATTGTTTCACCGAAGCTACTTTTACCCGTCATAGCACCTACAATAGAATCACCAAAGCCTTGGCCTAGGGTTTCTGCAGTCTTAGAGTTAAGCAGTATATCTTCTCGGTCTTGCGCAAGTCTTAATTCAAACTCAGTAAGCCTTGTGTTGTAAGCTAAAGTCTCACGTAACCGTTGCTCTCGTCCTGCTTTATCTACTCCGTAATCTTCTGCTTGGATACGCGCAAGTTCAGCTGACAATTTTTCTGCCTGCCTTACTGCTTCAATTCCGTACTCTTCACCTATCCTAGATACCGTCTCTAAATCAAAGTTAATACCGATATCACTAAAGGCTTTAAGAGTCTTCGAAAAGTTATCCAGTTGAGAAGTGTCAATATCAACGTTTAAAGCATCACCGACGGTTTTCTGAAGCTCCGCTTTATTTTTCTCTAGATCAGAGAGAGTAGCAGGGTCACCTAATGCCTCAGTGACTTTTAAATTAACTTTTCTAAGTTCAGCGGCATACTTATCAACACGTTCTCGTAGCTCAGGTCCGAGGTCCATATACTCACTCAAGCTAATAGAAATATCCGAGTTAGCAAGATCAGAAGTTACCCTGTCAAACATAGACAATAAGCTTCTTTCTGCGCCTTCAACTAAAGCATCGCCTTCTCTTTCGAGGTTAACTAGGGCTAGTTGAGCTTGGGCAAGGGAGGGTTGGTCTGTACCTATTCTTCTTAGTTCAGCAATCTCTCTTTCTTTCTTTATGATCTCTTCTTGCTTCTTAGTAATATTGTCCATTACGGTGTCAGTCAGTTTACCTATAAGCCCCGCATCTAAGCCTAATTGAGTAGCTAGATCGAATGTAGAAAAAGCTTCTAACTTAGTCCCGACTTCACCCATCTTATGTCCTACCTCGTCTAGCAGGGCTAATTCGGCGGCGATTTGATCTTTCCTACCGTTGGGGTTTAAGGCGAAATTAGCGGCGATTTCTTGTATCCTGCCGTTAATAACTTCCGCTTCTCCTATCAGTTTGTTATAAGCAAGTTGTTCAACCGCATTTAAGCGAGTATACTCTGCTTGAGACTTCATGCTGATAGCTTGTGAACCAAATAAGTCACTAGCTTCTGATAATCGTTCGTTCAGAAATTCATACGCAGTAGTCATCTCTTTTATTTTCTTGCCTGCATTAACCTGACGAATCAGCGCATTAGTTACAGTTTCGAGTCTGTTTTCTTGGACAACTAATTGGCGATTTAGAGTATCAATTGCCCCTTGGTCCTCAAAGAAACCAAAGAACCTTTTTGCATCTCCAATCTCTGCTCGTATCTTTTGAATGTTTTGAAGAGTAGAATCCATCAAGCCTCTAGTTTCCGCATTGGTAAACTCTTTTAAGTCGTCTGCGTTTACATCTAGGTCAAGGAAAAGAGTAGGGTCTATCTCATCAAGTAGTTGCTGGACTGCACTTCTGTCTTCAATGTCGAAGAGAGCAAAGCCACTTCCAAAAGTATCGTTAAAGAATTGCAACACACCATTAATATTTCTCTTTAAGTTGTTGCTAAAGTATGTAGAAGCCGCAGTCCACTTAAGGGACATAGAAGTAGAAATATCATCGATCCATGCCATAAACCAAACAGAGTCAGCTAATTCTTTTCTCATACGATATAAGGTTTCTTCGTTTGCTGTTTCAATAGCATCAAAAGTTTCTTTTACAGTTTTAGGTTCAGAAACAACATTGATGTTTAAATCAACTCCCATACCAAACAAGTTAGCTAGTTTGTTTCTTGTATTAATACCTTTCTTAGCAACACCATCTACTTCTTCACCCGCAGTGCTAGCCGCCGCTCCAGTAGAAGAGAACATGGCAATCAATGCTAGTAACCCAATCATAAAGGGAGCGAAAGGCCCAGACATAGCAACCCACATCATCCGTGCCGCATTTGCTACAACGCCCAATACCCCCGCTAGCGTACCAAAGGATAAACTAAGTCCAAGGTTAGCCGCAATTTGGACCGCTGATCTAGCAATGTTAGCGACAAAGGCGATGCCTTGAGCAATGATAGCTGTAGTAGTAGCAATGATACTAGATGCAGTAGCAAGCATACTAACCGCTAGTGCTTTGAAGCTAAAGTTAGCAATTGCTGTTTGTATGTTAATCAGGGTAAAACCCGATGCAATACTTTTAAGGTTAGCTAATGAAAAGAAACTAAAGACTCCACTGAGAGCAGGGATAGCTTTAAGTAATGCGCTAGTCATAGCCGCGATACCTGTTAAGATGTATCCGAAAACCGGAGCCATTACACTCCTAACTTTACCAAATAAACCTGCGCCTCCTTCTAAGCCAAAAAGCATAGTAGAAATAGCACCTTTTGCATTAGTGAGAGTACCTGCAATTATGAGGGTTCTAATGTTACCCATTATAGCGCTGACCGCTTTAAATATTTTACCCGGACCTTTACCTATCATTAAGGCAAAGAGAATACCTGCACCTGCGGCACCACCTAGAGAGCCTAGGAGTCCGAGGGTTAAAGTATTAATTAGGTTAAATAAACCACGAACGAGATCACCAATGATCCCAAATGAATCAAGGAAGCCATTTACGAAGCCAGTTGTAACATCACCTAACAATCCAACAATTTGTGGAATTGCTTTAGCGATACTTGCGGCTAAACGACCGCCTACATCACCTAGAGACTCAAGCGCATTGCTTAAGTCAGTACCGAATAAAGCGAGTACTGCGTTAATAGCGGAAGTTAGTTCTTGCCTCATTAAGAGACCCGCTAAGATTGCTACTGATTTAAAGGGTAAAGTGAATGCTACGATAGAGCCAAAAGCGGCGGCAGAGATAGCACTACCAAAAGTGTCAGTTAGTATTCTACCAATAGGTCTAAAGAGTTCAGCAATAGCGCTGAGTCCTACAACAAAACCATCTAAGAAGTTAAACTTACTACCTAAGTCCTGTAATGCAGGTAATCCGTCTTTAACCAAGTCAAACTCACCTGTAAACTGGCGCATCTTATCGATCATGCTGTCTATGCCTTTAGACACACCAGCAAGACCGCCTTCTGTTGCTTTAACTATGAAACCAATAGCATTAATAGCTCCAAATGCTACTGCGGCAAAAGGAGATACAAGGGCAAGAGCGAAAATAGTTAGTCCACGGAGTAGATTGTTAACTACAAATACCCCAATGTCTAGGTCAGAAATCATTCGGTTAAAAGACTTTCCTACTCCAGCAATAGCGCCTCCTGCAGGTTTAAGTCCGTCTTCAACTCCCTTCCCCATCTTGTTAAAGAAAGTAGGGATAGCCTTGCTCATTTCTTTTAAAATTCTTTGTGTTTCGATGTTGAACATGTATAGTTCAATACGAAGCCTAAGTAACCATAGTTCTCTGTAATCAAAAATCATGCTATCATTTCTGACAATTTTACCAAGCATTGACCAAGACTCTTTAAACTTATCTACAGTTGCATCTAAGAAATCATTGATAGGTTTTAGAGCTTGTCTAAACTCTCTTGCCTTAGCAACTACCTCATCAACTGTATCTGTCCACCAAGAGTTACCAATAATAGCAATGTATGCTTTTCGGAAAGAGTCAGTTACTCTACCAAGAACGTCTGCTACAGTGCCTACGATAAAGCTTAACTTTTTAGTTTCAGAGATAGATCTTCTTACTACTAAACTAAAGTCAAAGTAACCTTCAAAGTTTGAAAATTCAGCTCGGATACGACCAATGCTGTTTATTACAATGCCAACAATTCGGTTTACGCCTATTGCAAACTTTTCAATTGCTTGGGATATTTGAGCAGCAAATACAATTACAGAAACTTCAAATATTGCTATAGCGGCTTGCATATCTCCAATGAAAGAAATTAGTCCTACTGACGCTGATCGGAACCCTTTGGATAAGAAAGAGCGTTCATAGCTAGCAGTCATAACATCTATCCCGGATGCTAGTCGTATAATCATTGTATCTAGGTTGATAAAGAATCTTATTATCTCACCTGTGCCTCTCAATAACTCTACCAAGAGGAAATTCTTAAGTTGTTGTATTCTAATTAGTAAGTCAAGTGGAATCAGCCTATCGAAAGCCGCACTTAACGCGTTAAGTATAGAGCCGCCTAGAGTACCTAGTGCTCTAAATACGTCTCCTATTTCTTTACCTACAAGACTAGTTCCTTGAAAAGCACGTAAGAAGTTAGCAATAGGTTCTGCTTGGGCATTCATGCTTTTGCCCATCTTTAGTAGAGAAGCAGAAAGGCCTTCTGTAAAGCCAAAGACTTGGTCTACCTCATTTACTATTCTACCCATCCCGGTAGTTAATACAAGGAAGGCTTGAGCAAAGGTTACAGGTATTCTTGCAAACTCTTCATCAATAGCTTTAGTTTGCCCTGACAATGCATCTACAACAGCTTGTGCGGACAGCTTTCCTTCGTTAGCAAATGCTCTTAGCTGGCCAATTGTGATACCCATGCCTCTAGCAATAGCTTGTGCTACAGCAGGGGTCTGCTCCATTACGGAGTTTAATTCTTGACCACGTAAAGCACCAGCGGCTAAACCCTGACCTAACTGCACGATAGCAGAGTTGGCAGATTCAGCAGAGGAACCAGAGATAGTAATTGCCTGAGCAATAGAACGAGTAACCTGAATTACGGTCTTCTGCTCAACGCCTAAAATTTTAGTTGCTCGTCCAATACGAGAATATAGATCAGCAAGAGACTCTTGGCTAGATCGGGTTTCTAAAGCGATTTTGTTAATTTCTTTAAATGCGTGAGCTTGCGCTTCAACGCTTTTGTTTGTTAGTGCGATACGCGCTTCTAGTCTACGGTATGAATCCGTGACATTAGTTATAGCCTTACCTGCCACTAAACCAGCAATGCCAGTTGAGAGGATAGCTACGGACTTCTGTAGCTTGTTAGCCATGTTAGTGGTTGTAGTAGCGATTTGGTCTACCGATTTATTTAACTTAGATAAATCCGAACGAGCTTGTCTGGAATTACTTTTTACTTCAATTTGTAAAGCGATAAATCACCCCCTACTGGTTAGCCAAGTACTTTATAGCCTCTTCTAAAAGAGTTATATCGTCTTGAAGATACCCAATTCCTTGATTACATTGATTACACAAGAGACCTCGGACTACACCTGTATCGTGACAGTGGTCAATGTTTGCTCGTCTTGTACCCTTTGGCATTTTGTTTTTTGTGCTAATGCCGAACACTATTTCTACTTCACATATTTTACATTTATGGTTTTGGTCTTCTAGCATTTGAAGAACTTCTTTTCTCCCTATACCGTATTGCCATTGCCATTTTTTATCATCGACGCAAAGCTTACAACTTCCCTTTACGCCATATCGCCCATTAGGGTGAGTATAAAATTCGGTTAAGGTTTTTGTAACTTTGCAAGTACGACATTCTTTAGTTGTGCTCACAATTTCTTCCTCAAAAAATAGCCCCTACCTTAGTGCCACCTATAATTAGGGGCCTATCGATTGGGGCTGGTGTGTTAAATAATTTTGACAAAATTACCTTTCGTCCTAAAGTACTTGGACACAGTATTTTCAATAAAGCGTGGGGGTGCTTGTACAGAAGATCCTGCGTTAAGATTTTGAATGTAAGGAGTACCATTAGTAATATATAATGATTCAACTACGCTCGATTTGACAGGACCAAGGTAAACAGGAGGTTTTCCCCTTGATACCTGACTGTCATAAGTTTGTCGGTTAGTGTTAGTTATTAACCAACTAGATCTTGCGCGCCCTTGATCTACCGGAGTTTTAAACTGTAAATCAGCTATAGCTTGGAAGGCGGCAATACGTTGCGCGTTATTGATAAGCTTAGTAGTTTCTTGGCTTAGATCTTTAAATGTCGAATTGATACCTGTGATCTTAACTGATACTGCCATTATCCTTCCCCTCTATTTTTTATTAGCTGATTCGAGTAAAGCCCCGAACACAGACTTGCTTAGTGTTTGGCGCATTACATCTTCGTCTTCTCTTTCCTCTTGCCATTTCTGGAGAGCGGCTAGCGAAGGGAAAATCTCATGCCCCGGTTTCTTAACTCCTTGTGCATTCATCATAAGGGAGGTACGTTGATCTTCTCTCCAACCTACAGGTCGTGCGGCAAGGTATTGTGCCCATTGTCTTAATTCTGAAGCTGGCATGTCTTGTTCTATTTGGTAGACAGGTATTCCGAGGTGGAATGCGAGGTCAAAAAGCCAAAGCTCTTGCTCGCTTAAGCGTTTCCCTCAGAATCACCCATGCCCATAATAGCTTCAGAAAGCTTAGTGAGTTCGGTTACTGGGAAGGTATCCATCTCTTCGTCAGTTAAGTCTTCAGCATCTACTACTGCTATACGAATAACAGTACGTAGTAAGGCTAATTGGTCTTGATCTTCAGCTGGGATAGCTTGCATTGCTTTTGTTTCTTTCTCAATGAGCTTTGCTTGGCCAACTGTAAGCGTTTTAATTTCTACGTCTCCATCCATGAATGGGACAGTTTTAGTTTGAATTTTACCTAGGTGCTGTTTCATATCTATTAATCTCTTTTATTGAATAAGTTAGTATTGTGCTCTTGAAAATCATCAAGAAGTTTATGCATCTTGTTTAGTACATCGAGGGTCTCAAAGATCTCAGTTCGCTTTTCTACATGCGCAGAACTGCTCTCATCAGAGAAGTCTTTAAACCGATCAAAAGTCTTACGTGTGCTAAAGTCGATATCTTTCTTCATATTACGAAGAGTGGTTTGTAGTACAAAACCTTTATCGAAAGGGGGTTTGCTATCCATTATTATATCCTTAAGTATAGTTAAGAGAAACGAAGGGGCACGAGTGCACCCCTTGTTTCAAATTGCTTTTCTTAATTACGCAGGTAGAGCGTAAGTAGAAGTGCTAGAGTCAGCAACTAGAGCGAAAGGACCGTTAAAGTCGCCATCGATAGTTACAGCAATAGTAGCCTGTAGGCTGTCAGACAAAGAAGGAGCGATCTCGAAAGATGCTACAGTACCGAAGAAATAGAAATCGGCGAACTTGTCAGCGTTGTCAGCAAGTAAAGCTCCAGCGGCATCAGTAGTGATGTTCGCGTCAGCAATACGTACACGGAAGCAAAGACGAGCGGCGCTTTTACGCAAGACGTCTAGATCAGCGTGATCAGCAGGAACGTAGTTCAGAGTGAACTCCAAAGAAGGAGCATCAGACTGTCCAGCAACCTGTGAAGAAGTAGCTTGGCCATAAACAGGAACGTTTACGATGTTAGCTGGAGTACCTAGACCCGGAAACTCACGGATGTTACCGACGTGCTTAACTGCGGCTTCAAGAGTTTCGTCAGTTGGAGTTTGGGTGGCTAGGATAGTTGCACTGTTGCTTACGAACAGAGCGTGTAAGTCAGCGGCAGTGCTGTTAGCGTTTGCGCTAGTGTTTGCTACATAATCCAAAGTAGTGAACTTTGAAGCACCAATAGAAGTAATGTGTGCCATGATATTTTACCTTTTTAAGTTGGGTTAATTGTAATAATTGAAGTCTACAGTATAATCTCCACGAAACAACTCTGGGTTGTCTTTATCGATTCCAAGGACAGATAGGGAACTCTCGTGAGTTTGAGTACCTGTGCCTAAGTGTTTACACTGTAAATTTGTGTCCAGTAAATCTGCAATTTCCATAAGACGTTTTGTGCCTTGGTTTGCTTTAACGTAGACTTGTATGATGACCTGCCCTTTAATTCCGTCTCTGTTATAACCGCCATCCCCAGTTAAAGGGAGAACCTCAATCTTAACAAATTCGAACTTAGTAGCTGGGACCATATAATTGGAAGGGTATGCTGAGATGTTGTTGCTAGACCATAAGGTATTAGCAAATACACTTTCAACATCAGTTAAAATAGTTGTATATTTAGACATTTTAACCCTCCGTTATAAGTAATGTAATCAGACCCGGTTCATGGGTTACCTGAATGATAGTATGAGATACTGTTCCAATAGTAACGGTATCGTATAAAGCAGGATTATTTAAATCCTTTTCTTTGACGTAAACCTCTTTCCGAGGAGCAAGGAGTTCTGCTTCGTCTGGCTTCTGTTTAACAGCAATAACAATAGCTTGAATAGAACTTGTAGTTATCGTTTCGCTTGCAGAGCCAGTGGCAAAGTCATAAGCCCCAGCAGTTTTTTGCCCTAGTGTAACGTACTCAGCTAGGTCGCCTACTGCCGCAAATGCTTTATCTACTGCATTGGTAATTTTAGTTGATAGGGACATACTAGTATCCCTCCCAAGACCTGCTACTATTCCTGACCATCGGGGTGATTCCCCTGCTTACTGCAGAGGGCACGCCAGAAGGGTCCTTAATCTCTTTTAATTGAATAGGACCAACCTTGATATCAGTGATAGTACCAGTCGCATCCAAGAGACCCTCGTTATTCATTAGGTGATAAGCCAACTCGTAAGTTGCTTCCCTAACAAGACGAATGTCTCTCTTCAGTGATGTCTCAGTTTCATCTGTAGCTACAAAAACATAGCTTGATGTGAACGCGATTCTGAGGCCTCTTGCATGGTCCATAAATGAACCTACGCGAGGAAAGGCCAAAGCCTGATCCGCCGATACCGACGAACCATGCCATCTCTTCTGGTCTAACAGTCGAGTAGCAGTGACTAAGGCCTGTTCTTTCATTTCATCGCCTGCGATAATCCAAGCCGCAACGTCTAATCGATCTTCAAAGTAACTGTCTGCTTCACTTGTAGAAACATATGAATTAACACCTTTAGTAAGTGCCATAGAAGTTACCCCTTAGTTAGATTATGCGTGGAAGATTGGCAAGATGCCTAGGTTAAGAAGGTCAGACTTTCTAGCCCAAGAAGGAGTAGCAACAGTACCAGCATAAGCGGCGTTAGTTGCGAAAGCAGTCTGAGTTCCAGTGAAGCTGTATCCACGTGCGTGCATAACATAGCCCCAACGGTACCAAGCAGTAGTTCGTCCAGAACCGCTACCAACGCCTTCGTTGCGGTCGATAGCAACTGGGTTAGGAACAGAAGTGCTGTGCATGAACAAAGAACCGGGAAGCATCATGTAAGATACTTTAGCAGTAGTGATTTCAGTAGTTCCAGAAAGAGCGGCGTGAGTTACTGTGCCTAGAGTCTGTCCGAAGTTACGTGAAACGATAACGCGAATAACGCCACCAAGAAGAGTTTCGAAGCTGATGTTTCCGTCAGTTACTCGCTCGTCGTCAACCAAGTTGGCAACTTTGATGTCGAGGTATACTTCAGGAGAAACAACCATGTATACGAAATCAGGAGTGTAGTCGCTCCATGCACCCATAGCGCGGATGATGTGCTCAACACGTTGGCCAGGAGCAGAAGCGCTCAAGTCAACAAGCTTCTCTAAAGAAGAACCAGTACCGATAGTGTCGCTAGAA